GCAAGTGTGCGTTCTTGAATGATTGCATACCTGCTTTGGAAGGCATAAAAGCTTGCTGAGTCTAAGCATCCGCTAGACAAGAAAAAGCATTGCTGGTATAGATCCATAGGGCTTTTAGTGACGGGAGAGCCTGTCATAATGCGCCTGTAGATTGCCTCTTTACCTACTTTGACAATGGCCTTAGAACGAGCAGCTTTTGGGTTCTTGATCGTGGTGCTTTCATCGACTGCCATGAACGCTTCTCTTGATCGCAGGAACCTTGCAGCGAAGCTTGCACCTTTTGTCGTGGAGAACGCTTCAATATTTATGAGCAGAATTTTCAACTCTTCCCCACGTCCAAAGAGCTCAATTAAATCGCTATCTTCTTTTTTCGTGGGATTAGGTCGCCACAGCGCCATTTGGTACTCAATGTGATTAGGCATGTGCTCAGGTATTTCAATATTAAACCAGTTACGGTACACGCCTTTTGGCGCCACAATAACCGCTGCATTTATCTGACCTTTGTCATACAGCATTGCGATATTATTGATGATCATATAAGACTTTCCAGTCCCCATGTCAGCAAAAATTGCAGCAACACCATTGTTCCAAAAACGTTCTAAGTAGGCTTCCTGATGAAGGAAGGGCTTATTTTTAAATGGATAGTTAGCAATGTATTCGTCCATTTTTCTCTCTTTCTTTGAGGAGGGGTTGCACCCCGACAAAAAGAAGTATACACTTGGATCTCAATTCTAGAAAGGAGAAATGAAAGTGCCTAAAGTTTACGTTGTCTCGGAAACTGCACAACACAACATCTCATCCGCCATGAAGTACGGTGAGATCGAAACAATTCTGCCACCTAATGCGCAGATTGCTTTTTCCGTTGTGCCAACGGTACACAGGATTCAAAGAAAGCTTGCAAATTTTAACGATGAAGATTATCTTCTGTTTATTGGTGATCCCACTGCGATTGCAATAATTAGCTCTATCGCCGCATCAAAAAACAAAGGTAGGTTTAAATGTTTAAAGTGGGATAAGTTTGAAAGAATGTACATACCAATACAGGTAGATTTAAATCCACAGAAAGGAGAATTAAATGACGCTTACGACTTTATTTGAAAAAGACTCAGAAGCCTTTGCGCTTGCTGATGATCAATTATCTGGTATTTCCGCACTCGCCAAGCGTGCCAAGCAACTTGAAAAAGAACTCGATGAAATGGAGTTAGAATTCAAGAAGCGCAAAGACCAATACCGCAAGATGATTGAAGAGACCATCCCTGAAGCGCTTTCAAGCCTCGGCATGAAATCATTCAAAATGGATGATGGATCCTCTATCGAAGTCAAACCATTCTACAGTGCCAGCATTACGGAAGCCCGACGTGCAGAAGCGTTTGAGTGGTTGCGTGAGCATGGCTTTGATGACATTATTAAAAACACCGTCTCGGTACGTTTCGGGCGCGGTGAAGACGAGCTTTGTGCTCGCCTACTGAATCAACTCGGGGAGACTGGCTTTCCTGCTGAGCAAGCCGAGAAGATAGAACCCATGACATTAAAAGCATGGGTGCGTGAACAGGTGGAACGAGGAAACGAGTTTCCCACCGAATTGTTTGGTGTCTACATTGGACAAAAAGCCACCATTAAATCTGTTTAAACAACCAAGGATCAAGAATCATGTCAAAAAACTCTGAAGTATCAGTGAAGGGAACAACCGCCTTAGCAGTCGCATCAATCTTTGAAGAAGATGCACATGCAGGCTTTGAAGGAATGAACCAGGATGATTTCGCATTACCCTTTTTACGTTTACTAACCAACGTCTCACCTGAAGTTGGTGAAGTGGAAGGTGCCGTTGCAGGGATGATTTACAACACCGTTACAGGTCAACTGTACGATGGCAAGAAGGGTATCTTAGTGATCCCCGCTTTATACAACCGTGTCTACATTGAATGGGCACCCCGTGGAAGTGGCAGTGGTGCACCTATTGCCTTCTACCCAAGCACAAGTGACATCCTCTCCAAGACACACCGTGAAGCAGGTGAGAACAAGGATTATCTGGACAGTGGTAACTACATTGAGAACACCACCAATCATTATGTGATGGTGTTAGACGATCAGGGTATCCCTAATCCAGCCTTGATTGTTATGAAGTCCACACAGCTTAAGAAGTCCCGCAAGTGGAATTCTATGGCAATGTCTGTTAAGCTTCAAGGCAGTAACGGTCTTTATACCCCACCGCTGTATAGTCAGATCTATCGACTGACCACGGCTCAAGAGTCAAATGATAAAGGCAAGTGGTACGGTTGGGAAATTGAACGTGTCGGAACAGTAGAAGATGCAAGCACTTACCAAGCAGCAAAGTTGTTCGCAGCCTCTATTAATTCGGGTGAAGTAAAAGTAAAACATGGCGACGAAGCATCCGCAGTAGAAGCAGCTCCGTTTTAAGTGTTAGGGGGTGCGGGAGACTGCACCCTCTTTTTTTTCAGAGAAAGAAGAATGACTGACATCACACGCTTTAAAGCAATTTTCCAAGGTTTAGATATTGCTTATGGAACTTATCGCATCGAACGCGCCAAGGATAGTGGCAAACAAGCGGGCAAGGCGATGGTTATACGTAAGCCCCCTACTGACGAACTGTGGGTCAAGCACCTCGAAGGTGTTGAGCCAAGCCTTGGTATCATCCCTATTCGAGCAGACAACTCTTGCATATGGGGTTGTGTAGACATTGACCAATACCCGCTCGATCTTGCGGGGCTTATCTTAAAAGTCAGAAAGCTTGCGCTTCCTTTGGTTGTATGTAGAAGCAAATCAGGAGGCGCGCACGTCTTTTTGTTTACATCTGAGCCTGTGCCTGCTGCCGATATGCAACGTTATCTAAAGGCTGTTGCAGCTCTTTTAGGCGAATCAGGACGAGAGATATTCCCTAAGCAAACAGAAATCCTTGTAGATCGTGGCGACACGGGAAACTTTCTTAACCTGCCTTACTTCGGCGGGGACGATGGTTTGCGCTACGGTATCAACGATGATGGCACCTCTGCCACGCTTGAACAGTTCTATGCTTTGCATGAGAAATACGTGCAGACGCCTCCTCTGGCTTTTCCAGAAGAACCCAAGCAAGCAGAAAACCCAATAAAAGATGGTCCACCATGCCTGCAAGCCCTTTGTTCACAAGGGTTTCCAGAGGGCACACGAAATAACGGTTTATTTAACATAGGCATCTACCTCAAGCGAGCTGAAGGCACGAATTGGGAAGACAAGATGCTTGAGTACAACATGAAGTATTTTGACCCACCCCTGGGCATGGGTGAGATACAAATCATCTCAAAACAATTACAGAAAAAAGACTATAAATACAAATGCAAAGACGCACCTATAAACTCGTTTTGCAACTCAGGGCTATGCCGTTCACGCAAGTTTGGTATCGGTGCGGACTCGGCTGACACACCTCAGATGAGCTCTTTGTCAAAGTACAACAGTGAACCGCCTTTGTGGTTCATGGACATTAACGGCAAACGTGTGGAGCTTGAAACAGATAGCTTATTTAATCAGATCGCTTTTCAAAAAGCGTGTGTTGAAAAAGTTAATATGTTGCCCCCCACACTACGTAGACAAGATTGGGAAGGATTATTGAATGCCTTGCTACGTGAAATGGTGGAGCTTGAGCACATCGTTGAAGCCACTGAGGACACGAGCATTAGCGGTCGGTTTGCTGATCTGATGGAAGAGTTCTGCACGCACTTACAACAAGCCATGGACCGCGATGAGATACTCTTGGGGCGCCCTTGGACATGCGAGGAAGAAGGTAAGGTTTACTTTCGCATTAAGGACATTGAACCTTTTCTTAGGCGCAACAATTTTCTAAGTCTTAGTGCCCCAAAAATGGCACAGCGCTTAAGAGATATGGGTGGGGAGCCATCGAGTCTATTTCTCAAGGGCCGCGCAACGCGGACATGGCGCCTTCCTCTGTTTGAAAAGCAAGACGCACCGTTTGACACGCCCGACAATGAAGGAGGTGTACCATTTTAAACTACCCATTCATCAAGTTCGAAGGATTTGACACAGCTGTAGTCGGTGTCGGGTTAGCATGGAACAATGAAGACCCAGTGGAGAGGCTTATCTATGATGGGGAAAAAATGGTGGAGATATTAGTCTCTACTTTTAATTTCACTGACCCAGACGCTAGAGTGTATTTAGTGGAAGAAGTCATAGAGAAGTACATGGGCGTAGGTACCCCTATTATCTTGTGGCCTGCTGGGTTAGGTGAGATAGAAGACTGGTACTTAAAACATGGATAACTTACATAAGGAGTCAGGGTCGAAGATACAAAAAGTCTTCGGCCCGCCGTAATCCTGGTTCTGGCAAAACAACCTACTTACTCAACATCGCACAAACAGAGCTTGAGCGGGGCATTCATCCGTCAATGATTGGCTACTTTTCCTTTACCCGCAAAGCAGCGTCTGAGGCGAAAGAACGTGCAGTGGCTAAGTTTCCTGATCTTAACTCAGAGGTTGACTTCCCGTGGTACAGAACGCTACACAGCTTGTCTTATCGCTGTCTGGGTATTGGTACAAAGGACATGATGACTGCAGAGGATTACAACGCATTCGCAAAAGAAGCGGGCATTGATCTTAGTATTGATACAACAGACGAGGAGTATATTGTCCGTGCAGATCACCCCATCTTGAATGAGATCAACATCGCACGTATCAGAGGCGAAGACCTGCGTACTTACTACAATCGTAGTAGCTTGACAATTGAGTGGTTTCACTTTGAATTCGTTGAGCGTTGCTATCGACACTACAAGCAATCAAAAGGTCTTATGGACTTCACTGATTTGCTTGAGCGCCTGTTAGAAGAGCCACACAGGTTACCTAATCTTGAAACCGTGATCGTCGATGAAGCACAAGACCTTTCTCGAATACAATGGAACTTAGTGTACGAGTTAGCAAAGAGATGCAATCATGTTTATGTGGCAGGGGATGATGACCAGGCTTCGTACAAGTTTTGTGGCGCAGATGTGGATAGTTTTCTCAACCTGTCAGGAGAAATCAAAGTCCTTGATCAATCATACAGGGTGCCTGCAAAAATACACGCACTTGCCAACAATGTGGTAAAGCGCATCCGTGTAAGACAACCAAAGACTTGGAAGCCACGTGACACACAAGGCACCGTACAGTACTACAACCACTTCTCACAAGTAGATGTCAGCAAGGGCGAGTGGCTCATCATGGCAGCCACCAACTACATGCTTAACGAGATGTACTACTGGCTCAAATCACAAGGGATTTTGTTTGAGAGAAACGGTCAAAAAAGCGTTTCAGATACCATCCTGACCGCGGTGCTCGGATGGGAAGCGATTCGAAAGGGTAAAGAAGTCCCCTTCTCTGTGGTCAAACAGATTTATAAGTACCTCGGCTCTAATTGTATCAAACGGGGATACAAAACCCTATCAAGCGCTGATCCTGAGTGCATGTACACTCTAAAATCACTACAGGAAAACCACGGGCTGACAACCGATGCTATTTGGCATGAAGCGTTAACCAAGATTGGTGAAGACAAACGTGATTACTTGGTTGCGCTCTTGCGTCGCGGTACGCGGCTCACGGGTAAAATTCATGTCAAACTGTCCACGATCCACGGTGCAAAAGGAGGGGAAGCGGATAACGTATTGCTACTCACGGATTTGTCCGCTAAGTTTGCACGAGAGTACGACCGCAACGCAGACGATATACATCGCTTGTTTTATGTAGGGTTGACCAGGGCTCGCGAATCGCTGCACTTGGTGCTTCCTAAAAATGAACAAAAAGGCTTCAGAGTATGAAAACAATATCCCTATTTCCTCGTGGCTCAGAGTGGATACCACCACAGAATTTTCCAGATCTTTCTGAGGCTAACGAGATTGCAATTGACTTGGAGACCTGCGACCCGAACATGGAAAAGTTTGGCCCAGGCTGGCCTCGCAAAGATGGCTACATAGTGGGCTACGCCATTGCAGTAGACGGATGGAAGGGCTACTACCCCGTGGCACACCAAGGGGGCGGAAACCTTGATAAGCGCATTGTAGAGAAGTACATACAAAAAGTACTGGATACGACTGCTGACAAAGTGATGCACAATGCCTCCTATGATTGCGGATGGCTCACGGCTCAAGGGTTTAAGATCAACGGGCGAGTGATTGATACAATGTTGGCTGCTGCTGTCTTAGATGAGAACCGCTTCTCTTACGCACTGAACAGCCTAGGCTTTGATTACCTAAAAGAAGTCAAATCAGAGCAGGGACTAAAAGAGGCTGCAGCAGACTTTGGTGTACACCCAAAAAAGGACATGTGGAAGTTACCCGCCATGTTTGTAGGTGACTACGCAGAACAAGATGCAGCACTTACCTTAAAGCTTTGGCAACACTTTAAAATCTTATTGCGCAGAGATGAAGTCGAGTCAATCTTTGAGCTCGAGACAAACCTCTTACCCGTGCTCGTAAAACTCACACATCAAGGTATTCGCTTTGATCGTGAGAAAGCGTACATGCACATCAAAGACATGAAGAAGCGGGAAGAGGCGCTCCTGCTTGAGATCAAAAAGACGTGCGGTATGCACATAGACATTTGGGCTGCAGCGAGTATCTCTCTTGCCTTTGACAAACTTAAGATCGCTTACCCAAGATCCACCACAGGGCTCCCAAGCTTTACAAAATCTTTTCTTGACACCAATCCACATCCCTTGTCAAAAATGATCGTGGAATCAAGAGAACTAAACAAGACCCACGGCACGTTCCTACAGCCCTACCTTGACTTTTCTGAAAAAGATGGGCGCATACATCCCCACGTCAATCAACTGCGCTCAGACAATGGAGGCACGGTCACAGGACGCCTCAGTATGAATTCTCCGAATCCGCAACAAACACCTTCCAAGCATGAAATCCTCGGGCCATTGGTGCGTGGGCTCTTCCTGCCAGAAGAAGGGCAGTTGTGGGCAGCAAATGACTTCTCTTCCCAAGAACCACGGATCTTGATCCACTATGCGAACCTTTTAAACTTGCCTGGTGCTGAGAAGGTGGTGGATGCCTATAAAAACGACCCAAACACTGACTTTCACCAGATGGTTGCTGACATGGCAGGCATTGGGCGTAAACAAGCGAAGACACTTGGCTTGTCCATCCTGTATGGGGCAGGAAAAAATAAGATTGCTTCACAGCTTGAATTAGACGTTGATGAAGCAGGCGAATTGTTAAAAACATTTCATGCAAAAGTTCCTTTCTTGCGTGGTTTAATTGATGCCGTCATGCGCCGAATCGAGCACCCAGCCTCCGCAGGCAGCATCCGTACACTCATGGGGCGTAAGTGTCGCTTCCCGCTTTGGGAGCCTACTACATGGGGTATTAACAAGGCGCTTCCCTACGAACAAGCCATGGTGGAATACGGACCACGGATCAAGCGTGCGATGACTTACAAGGGATTGAACAAACTGATACAAGGCTCGGCAGCAGATCAAACCAAGTCCGCAATGATTGCGCTCGACAAAGCAGGGTTTCGCGTGCTCTTGCAAGTGCATGATGAACTAGCAGTCAGTGTAAACAACCGAGAGGAGGCGGAGCACGCCGCTCGGATCATGTGCGACGCCGTACAGCTGGAGGTGCCGTCTCGCGTAGACGTGGAAATTGGATCCTCTTGGGGCGACGCAAAATAACACATCTAAATTAATTATGATACCTAGGGAAAACCCCTAGGTATTTTTTTGTTTAATTGGTTTAATATCTCTTTTATCGACAAAGAATATAATACACAATTAAGCCTTTAAATAAAGGATATACAAATGCTTCAGAACCAAAAATACTACCCAAAGCTCAGAGTCAAAGGGAAAAGAACCCCGAGTCATAATGAAGCATACGGGAATTGGGGAGCTGTGGTTATACGGTCAGAATTCCTGACCATGGCTCGAGAACTCGCCAACCATTACAAGATGCCAATAGGGAACGTTGCGATGTTAGCTATCGAGCGTGACTTTAGGGAAGTGTTTGGGCAAAAAGAAGTCGTTGCCCCACTTATTCAAAAAAGAAAAGTTGGGCGTCCCCGCAAAGGTAGCTCAACAGCGATGAAAGTGCCTGACTTTAGTGACATAGAACAAGCCAATGCGAGCAAAACATGATTGAGTCCACTCAACTAAACCTAGATGTGCACGTCAAGTACGACATCTTGCCCGCCGAGGGGGATTTACCTACCCAGATAGACATCACCGCTGTTTATGTTTTGCTTGCGACAGACAAACCGAATAAGTCAAGAAAAGTAAATGTTTTAAACGCACTATCAGAGTCCGAAATCATTAACCTAGAAGATGAAATACATGACCGAGTTTTTTAACGTAGTACTTAACCGTAGTACCCATATACTGGAGAAATAAAATGAAAAAGTACCTTATCGCAATTGCCTTAACCGTAGCCACCACCGCAGCCTATGCAGCGTGCCTGACTAACACTGTTGTGACGCCTGACGGAAAAGTCATCATGTGCACAACATGCTGTTATGGGGGCAACTGCACCACCACTTGCGTGTAATGAGCCATAAAAGGCGCATTACATAGCTTAATGAATCATTTACACGGAGAAAGAAGATGGACATCCTTACCTATGAAAAAGACCATAAAGTTTACGTACCTGCTGTTAAAACAGACGTTATGGCGACATTCAAGCGCCTGGGCTTTGTACCGCCGTCCGAGCAACAAGTTTATCTTGACAAGTGGGCGTACTACAAGTCTTTGAGGGCATTATGAAGGGTACATTGACAAAAGACATCAAATCTTTAGATTGTTTGAAACTGTCTAAAAACGAAGGCGAACAAGCTGTGTACAAAGCATTTTTAGACGATAGTGATGGTGTACAACCGCGTGAAATTGCCGCAAAGCGTGGTTTTCACGAAACAACAATTGCCATAGTTATCAACCGATTAAAAGTGAAAAAACTAGTTTACATATCAGGCTGGAAATTATCAAACAAAAACCGCCAATGTGCTGTATACAAGGTGGGCAACAAAAAAGACGCTGTTATGCCCATCAAAAAAACTCTTGCGGTAAAAAAGTTGGTTGATGAAGCTAGTGATTTTGAAACGCTATGTAAACGATACGATGCCATTAACAGGGCACTTGTACCTACCAGGAACACGAAGCAACAACGTGCCGCTAATTTGATGTATTTAAACCATATACAGGGGATAAGATGACCCGCGTTAAGCTAAAAAGCGATATGGAGTTCCTTAATTATTTGCTTTATAAATATCAAGG